TTTACTCACTCGAGCGTTTGAACTATTTAAAGCCCAAATTCGATAATAACGCCAACCGAGAGAGGGGTCTGGCATTGATGTAACTATTGAATTACTTAGGTTAGCGGGAAAGGCGGGAATTCCTAATTGTGGGCCCGCCGTTACTGTAACCGTAATTAGCGAAACCGAGCCCGCCGAGTCGGTGAATTCAATTCGATAATTTTCGGCCGTGTTAGGGGTGCAATAAGTATTTTCAGCCATATAAAAAAGGAGGCCCCAGTCGGTAGTAAAAGCGGGAATAAAAACGGTATTTGTGTCGACCGTTATTCCAAAGCTCTCAGCCATTGGCCAATTATGAGTATTGTATTTGCGATCGCTTTGTAAATAGTCGCTCGTTGCGTTAATTGCGATTTTAATATTTTTATCTGAGCTGGCGAATACGTCGGGGCGATAACCGTCGATGGGTTGTAAATAGCCATTGTAAACGGCGGTTGTTGCCGTCGCGCTTACCCCCTCGTTTTCTGATAATACGCCACCCACTACCCACCACTCGGTAAAAGTGAGCTCGTAACTTTTCCACGAATAACCCTCGGCCTCGATATGCTGGGCCGCCGTCTGAGAGTGCTCGGCTGAATTTTCATCGTTGTATAATTGAACAATTGGGTTCAAATCAAAAAAGGCGCGGCCGCTCGGGTTAGGGTCTAGAAAAAAAGTGTACGTTTTACTCGTTGCTACGTCGAGAACCGAAACCCCAAATTTAAAACCTGTATTCCCCGAATTGGTAGAGGTCAAATCATAAATGAGCTTTTGGCCTCGAGGCGTCCACGTGTACGGCTGAGTATTGATTGTTATTGCCATTTTTATTTAATGTATTTGTCGGCTTTCAACCGCAACTGTTTAAATATTTCTTTTTGATACATAGTGCGGAACTCTTTTCCGCTCTTTCTAAATTCGGTTTGGAACGCGTCTCGCATATAAAAAATCCCCACTATTCCACGCGTACCGATACTCTTTGCCATTCGCCCAGCTTCCCAAAGTTTAGTTTTTTCATCGTCTGATTTAAACAAGCTCTTCCCTTGCATCCATTCATATATCGGACTCACAGGGGGCCACGTTTTCGGGTCGCTATTCGGGCGGCGGCCCTTCTCGATTACGTCTGCATAGTTGCGCGTCGGGTCGTTTGCTTTTACCCCGAACCATTGTAATATTTGCGGCCCTCGTTTGAAGTAGCCCCAAGTTAAGGCATTCAACAAAGTACCTTTAAACACGCGATTAACCGAGCGCCCCCGAATCTCTCGCTTTTTCCTTAGATTAGCCTGAGCGCGTTTAATCACTTTCGCCCCGAATTCATCTAATAACGGTTTATATGTCTCTAATTTCGCCACTAGATTAGCGTAATGTTTAAAATTCCCGCCGCGATCGTGTAAGCCTCATTATTCGAGTCGCCACTATTACCCCAGTCTGAATAGGTTTGGCCGTCGAAAATTATTTGTCCCTCGTAAATGGTGCGGCCGTCAACGTCACAGAGTGAATATTGAAGAGCGGCGGTCGCTTGCAAATCGTCGTATGAAATATAAAGGCGAATACATACGGCGGTTTTCGTTTCGCCGTTGGCCCATATGTCCAAAGGTTGTATATCTTTCATTTAGGAAATTTTTTCAAGTTGAATGTGTGTTGCGTTGCCGTAAACGGTGGCGGTTTGACCATTCGAAGAGGTCACGAAAGCGGGCGTTAAATTCCCCGAGTTGACCCCCGTATTTATGAAAATCTCAATAACCGCTAAACCGATTTGAGTTGCCGCCTGGTTGAGTCGGTTCGTTAACGCGGTTCCACTCGTTACCGCCTGCCATTGCATAAATTGACCCGCAAGCGCCGCGCTCGATATTTGCCCTACGTTCATCGTGGATCCACTAGGGAACGTAAATAACAAGTTAAAACCCGTCGTTGTGGTAAAACCCGACGAAACAATTAAGCGGCCTATATAACTGCTATTCGCCTCGAGTGCTAAGGTGCACCCCGTAATGTTAGTATTAGCTGCCGTGTTCGCGTTGGTTAGGTTAGTCGCTTGAACTCCTCGCAATAACCCGAGCTCACTTTTCAAGGTTGCTAGACTTATCGCGCTAACTGTATTATCTGCATTAATGCGAACATAACGAACCGCGCTAGGATTCGGAAGCGTGGCTAGGTTAGTCCCGACCGTAGTAAGTCCGATGCTATCTTGTTTGCCATTAAACGTTGACCAGTCCGCACTAGACAAAGCCCCTCGATTTGCCGCCGAGGCCGTCGGGAGGTTGAACGTATGAGTTGACCCCGCCGAGCTAATCGCGAAATCTGTCCCCGCCGTTCCCGTGGCTAAATTTTGAACTTGAGCGGTGAGACCATTAATCGCATTTACCCCCGTGCTAAGCGTGGTTATTACTTGGCTTAGGTGCGAATCTTCGGTGTGTAGTTTAAGCGTACGGCCTGAGGTCGTTACGAACACCCGTAAAGCTAACCTATCGGTTAATGTCATAACCGTTGGCGGTACTGCGAGAGCCGTAAAATAGGCGTCTATTGTAGTTCCGTTAGTAATATCCTCAGGCGTTGCGACGTCGGTAGCCAATAGCGTAAAAGCGGCCCCATCGTATTTGTACAACTCAACGTAAAACGAGGGTGAACCGCCACCCGAGGACGCGCTGAAATAAAGCTCTAAATTGAAATTTCCTCCAGGAATTAGTAAAACGTTCGGGTCGTTTGTATCGGTAATGAATTGAGCGATTAACCCGTTACCCTGTGCATTCGTTCGCGTGAAATCCGTTCCCGCTCCGAATACGGCCGTTTTACTCATTTGGTAATAAGTCGAACCGCCAATAGTACCTTGGTTAATTGAGCCGTTAAGGTAGTAGCTAACCGACGAACCGCCTCCGCTCGTTGTCGGGAAATTGGCGAGTTGACCGTCGCCCCTTACATACTGAGTAGCAAGCCCCGCACCCGTAACGGCGAGAGTTCCCGCCGTGGTAACAGGCGACCCGCTCACATTAAACGCCGACGGCATCGTTAACCCCACCGAGGTAACCGAACCCCCCGCCGCTGGCGTTACCGCTTCCCAATCGCCCGAGGTTGAGTTGAACGCGAGAACCTGACCGTTCGAAGGTGAGGGCGTATTGACGTCGCTCAAATCGTCGAGATTGACAGGCGCGGCCGTGTATTGGCTCGTATTGTCGGGAAAGGTCAAACCGCCCGCGTTCACTATCATAACGTCGCCACCGCCTGTATTATCTGTTACTGTTAAACCCGCCTTATCTAAAACGGAAAACTTTAGTCCCGATGCATTTTGCACCCCAAAAAACGCGGGGTTTATTTCGGTGTTATCATTACCATCATTAGCGGTTAATGAGCGAATTCCCAAATCCACGTTAGCAGTCGCGCCCGTGTAAGGGACAAAAGTAGAAGGGTCGGGAATAGTTGGGAACGTTTGGAGCGCCCCCGTACCGTCGATGTATTCGCTTGAGGTTCCCGCGCCACTTATTGCAAGCGTGCCCGCTCCCGTTATGGGCGAACCTGAAACCGCAAAAGCAGAGGGAACCGTTAACGACACACTCGTGACAGTCCCACCCCCGCCGCCACCCGAGGCGCTAATAGTCACAGTCCCCGAACCGTTATCGCTAATGGTTACGTTGGTTCCTTCTTGTAAGTTGAGGAGCGATTGTGAGCCATTGTTAACGCCGTTTGTTTGCAACGTCAACCCAACGCCGCCACCCGTGCCACCTGAGCCCGAGCCTCCGATAGTAAAGTCGGCGGGAATGTCACAGGCCGACCAGTCCCACGGAACCGAGAGCGTTAATTGCAAGTTGACGCCCGCGAGGGTATGGCTAAACTCATTAATGAAAACCTCGATATTTGCCGCGCCGTCTAATTCAACCGTCGGGCCGAATACAGTTAACCCGTTTTGAACCTCGGCCAATAAGTCCTCTGCTAATTTGATGCAATCGGAAATACATTCCCTTTGATATTCGGCGGGCGTTTCCTTATCGCGTGGTAAGTCGGCGAAAATGATAACGAAGGAGTAAAGGCGCGAACCCGCTCGAGGCTCAACCTCAACGGGGAGAACGTGCATCCACGGAAATTGAACGCCTTTCTCAATATCAATGTTTGATAAGTCGCCGTGGCTAAACCCCTTTATTAAAAAGTGAGCCGAGGCGAAAGCCCGAAACCTCTCGATTAAAACGTTATAACTTATCTGAGTAATCATTTACGGTAGCTTTGTTTTATTATTCTCGCCTGTTCGCTTTGAAAATCTCTCATATAACTAAGGTGTGTAAATATCGCGGCGGCTGGCTTATCTAAAATTAATTCGTGTTTCGTTATATCATTCTCCGCAACCGACTCGAGCACGTGGAACCAACCCCAACGCGCTAGTCCCGAGGGTGAGTAATCTCCCGAATCTCCGTCTTCAACATTCTGTCCAAAGATTGCAGCGAATTGTTGACTAATTCGGCGGCGATAGTCGAAAAAAAAAGCAGTCCCCCCTGTACTCGATCCATAGTCAAACCGTTAACGGCCTTCATATATTTTTTGACGTTATCGCTATCGTATTTCGAAATATTGTAATATTCCCCGAGCTGCTCGGTAACGGGCCTGTAAAGAATCGACATGAGCTGAGGTAAGTTCTTATAATCGACTGTCCCGTTTTCTAGCCAAATAGATTTTGAAAGTTGGTCCAAATCCACGTGCTCGCGAAACGTCATTGAATTCAGGTCGGGAATAAACCCCAGCTTCACGCCCTCAATAGTTACGATTGGCGTGTGGGTTTCTTTGCCCGTCAAACAAGCGGCCTCGAATAAATCGATAACGGTTTGCACGGTTTCAACTTTCAGCCCCTCGCAATATTCGCGGCTTTTGTTTACGGCGATCATTACGCGCTCAACGTTATCGTTGGCCGTGTGGTAATCGACAAACCTTTTTAGGGTTATTTGTTCGGCGCTGACAGGGATAAAGAGTTTCATAAATTAGCGCTTATTGTGATTATAGGTTGGTTGTCGGCTCCCGTGAGCTCCTGGCGTTCCACGTAACCGCGTTTTTTTCCTTTGGTCTTCATATAAAAAATCGTGGCGGCCGTATCGCCGTCATTTATTAGCCCGTGTAATTTGCTCTCGGCAAAGTCCAAAACCATATCGTCTACCTGCTCAACCGCCGCTTTATACTCGGCGTCATTCTTGAGCCAATGATAATGTATCTCGCGGCTCATACCAACGGCGGCGGCTGCTTTGGTTACGATACCTAAGTTGGCCTCGAGAGCTTCGATAAAAGCTCTTTTTTTGTTGTTAAAACCCGCGTAATCAATCTCGTTTTTTTCCATAGCTCAAAAAGTCATTTTTCCCGTAAACATTGGTATTTCACCGACGGCGAAAACGCATTTCGGGAGTTTATTTAGTTGTTATTTTGTAGGCGGTCGGCTTGGTTTTGGCATACCGCGTAGCGCTGGGCCGCGTCGGGGAACTCCTTTATAACGAGTGAGTCAGCCATACACCGCCCAATAAATTCGTGTCGGTCCTCTTTTGGTAGTCTGATAGGTAAAGGCATTTTATCTGTTGTTTAATCTATTAACGGAATAACCGTCCATTTTTGCCCCGAAACGTTAGTCGAGGTTCGCGGCCTCGCGTCGAATCCATTGAACAAGCTCGGCTCCTTTGCAAGTTGAGCACGATAAACGGCGGCCCGTCATTTTATACACCCAGCTATTGAGCTCCTTAACCGTTTGGACATCAATTTTACCGTTAATAGGTAGCCCCGAAACGAAAGTTCGAAGGATTTCGGTTTCCTCCTCTGTTAATCGATAGCGGCCCCATTTGTTTAGTGGGCATCTATACAGGGCAAATTTCGTTTTCGCGGGCATATAACAACCGCAAAGGCGCGTTTTACGTCGGTAGTGAGTTATTTTGTTATTCTCCTCGGCCTCGGCTAACTCTTCGGGGGTTAATTTGCGGCCTACTATTAAGGTTCCGCAACTTTCGGTTGACTCAATAAAGTGTTTACAGGCTTTACACGTCGCTAGACGTTGGGCCCGAATTGCTGGGGGTACGGTGAACATTCTTTTTAATTCGTGTAATAGCGTTTTCGACTAATTTGTAAAGTGTTTTAACGGGAATTCCTGTTTTCGAGCTTGCGTCTTTATAACTAAAGTCAGGCATAGCGTATAACCTCAAAATCACGGCGTCCATTTGTGGCATTAATGAAATGTAGGCGTCTAAATACTCGTTATCTATTCGGGAACCGAGCCACGGGCTTAACGGCTCCTCGAGATGTTTGGAACTATTTTCGTCCCATTGCCTCGAAAACTTTGAAAATTTGATATGATAGCGGCTTGAGCGGTCGATAGCCATAAGGAATAAAGAGCGGTTAACATAAAACTCTAGCGTCCCCTCAACCGCTAACCTTTCGGCCTTTTCGCGTTGGTTCTCGAGTATCTTCAAAAGGGTTTCGCTTAACAGGTCGTCACCCTTAACGGCGTCAGCCATTAGGCCCCGAGCGTGTGAGCGCCATTTAGGTAATAAACGAGCCGTTTCAGTTTCCAAATTTTTCACCCCGTTTGCAATGTAGCAAGATTTGCACTAACTTCGCGGAAAGTTACGGCGGCGCGTTGCCCCGTGAACAAAAAACTAATTAACAATGGAAATAACGATTAACTCGGCGTGGATATTCGTAGCGTGTACGTTTATTCTTGGCGCTTATTTCGCGGGCCACTTTCGCGGGTGGATGGAGGCCAATAAAGATTTTTATAAAACTGATGAAGATAATGAGTGAGCCAAATACCCCCACCGCCGAGTTTTTAGATAAGATTCGGAAAAAACTACATTCGAACCCTCTTAGCCTTTCAGCGATGGCATACCGAGAAATCCTTTCCGAAGGCCCCGAAATGACGGCCAAAGAAAACGAACTCATTCGACAGGCGTTTTTGGAGGGGTATAAACAAGCGTTCTCAGATATTAAGGAGGCAACTAGTGGAAAAGATAACGAGAAAGAGCCTGGAGAGGTTAACGAATGACGAACTGAGGGGGCTACGTTGGCGCGTGTTATCGCTTCAAAACCTAAGCCCAACGGAATCGTCGAACATTTGCCGAATATTGGCCCGAATCAAAACCGAAATCGAATTTAGAAAATTAAGAAACGAATGGACGCAAACCGACTAAACGCGATAGTTAACGAACACTTTGGAACCCGTGAATATTTCAGTCGTAAAATGAAAGTAAGTCGGTGGACGGCCTACCGTTGGTTGAAAAACCCCGAAAGGATGGGCCTCGCCGACCTTCGAAGGCTGAGCACAATAACAGGAAAGCCGTTAAAAGAGCTCGTTTAATGATTGAGTTTTTACCCAAACAAAAAGATTGTCTAAACGCCCTCGGGTTGGATTCCCCCGCCGAGGTTGTATTATTTGGCGGAGCCGCTGGGGGCGCGAAATCGTTCACGGGTTGCGCGTGGCAAATTCAGCGCCGTTTGAAGTACCCAGGAACGCGCGGGCTAATCGGACGGTCCAAACTCGATACCCTGAAAAAAACCACTTTAAAAACGTTTTTCGAGGTTGCGGGAATGTTTGGGCTCAGGGCCAATGAACATTACACGTATAACGCACAGTCGAACGTAATTAGTTTTTACAATGGTTCCGAAATCATTCTAAAAGATTTGTTCGCGTACCCCTCAGACCCGTCGTTCGATTCGCTAGGGTCGCTCGAAATTACTGATAGCTTTTTAGACGAATGTTCTCAGATAAGTAAAAAAGCCGTCGACATAGTTCGAAGCCGTATCCGATATAAACTCACTCAATACAATCTTAGCCCGAAAACGTTGCTAACCTGTAACCCGTCAAAGGGCTGGCTATATAACGAATTTTTCGCCCCGTTTCGTTCGGGACACCTCCCCGCTCATTTGCTTTTTATTCAATCGCGAGTGGCTGACAATCCACACCTACCCCCTACCTACGCCGAAACTTTGGCGCGATTGCCCGAGGTGGATCGTAAAAGGTTATTAGAGGGCGACTGGGACTTCGACGAAAGTCTAGACGCCTTATTTACTACCGACGACCTTTTGCGATGTTTTCGGGCCCCTCAAGAAAGCGGGGAGCTATATATAACGGCCGACGTCGCCCGCCTCGGTAAAGATAGGACGGTAATAGCCCTTTGGCGCGGTCTGTCTCTTATTCAAATAACCGAACTTAGAAAAAAGAAAATCGACGAAACGGCCGCAATAATTCGCCAGCTCGCTGACTTTAACAAAGTCAAACTATCGAATGTAATCGCCGACGCCGACGGGCTTGGGGCGGGGCTCGTTGACGTTCTTAAGTGTCGGGAGTTTCGTAACGGCTCAAGGGCTACAAAGCCCGAACGATTCGTTAACCTGAAAGCCGAATGTTTTTTTAAACTGGCTGAGTTAATAGAGCTCAACCGCGTAATATTGCCCCAAAATCACCGCGACACAATCATTAAAGAGCTCGATTTAATACGCCGAAAGAACCCAGACGGGGACGGAAAACTAGCCGTAACAGGAAAGGAGGAAATTCAACGTGTTCACGGGCTGAGCCCCGACTACGCCGACGCGATTTCAATGCGAATGTTTTTCGAATTATTCCCGAATTACGGGCGTTATTCTTACGCCTGAGGTGGTTACAAATTGTAACCGATTAAAGCTAACACATTGATAATCAATAATCGATTTGTTAAAGAATGTTAAAAATTAGGATGTAGCAAAAAAGCTACTATATATTTGGCGAACAATTAAAAACACTTACAATGTACCAAATCATTATAACCCACCTCCAAAACCGAACCGCTCAAATTTTAGAATACCCCAAGCTCGGCCAATGCCTCGAGTCATTCAAAGAAATTTGTAACTCAAAAGGATATGATTACGAATGGAGCGACGAACTCCCCACCGCTGGCGGTATTGGCCACGATTACCGAATCGAAGTTTATGTAAATTTTTAAAACCCATTTATAAAATGAAAACCATTATTCTCGACATTAAGCGCCCCGCGACGGTTGACCGTATGGAAATCGACCTCCCCGCGTTTACCAAATTAGGAAATTCTTATTACTGCGTAACAGGCGAAAAAACAGGCGTTCAAATTAACGCGTTCCCCTCGATTAGTTGCTACTCTATTCACAATATGACAGAGCGCGACGTAATGGGCGCTTTCGATTGGGAAGCCCAAACGATTAGCAAAGAAGATTTCGAGAAGGTCCTAAACTCGGCTTATGACTCAATTAACCACGCTTTGAACATATGAGCCGCGACGCCTTACAATGGGCAAAGCTAGAAAACAGAATTTTGTTAGCGATTGCCCTCTTAGAGTTTATTTACATAGTCATTAAACACTTTTAAAAAATGTATCCATTAAACCCCGACACGATGGGCCAACTGCAAAAGTTCACCCAGCGCTTAAACGCCGAGCCCGACCCGCTAGGCGTAGAACAAACACCCGACCAAAAAGCGAGCACGGTCGTTATTAGTCATATTGAGACCACACTAGACGAATTATTTTTCGGCCAATGGAAAACCGAAAATTTTCAATGGAGTCAGGTAGCCAATGAAATTCAGGGAAGTCTAGAGCTCGTTGTAATTCACCCCGTAACAGGTTTCGAGATTCGACGAACGGGAGCCGCCTCTATTGTTATTATGGTCGATCGCGCACCGATAAACCTCGCGGGCCAGGAGCGTAACCAATGGGCGCTAAACCCATCGAACAAAAAGCCCAACGCGCTCGATATGGCATTCCCCAAATTAAAAAGCGAATGCCTGAAGAACGCCGCTCAGTCACTCGGCAAAGTATTCGGCCGCGACCTTAACAGGAAAAATAAAGACACCTACAAACCTTTTAAACTCCCCGTTGCTGGCGAATTAAGCGAGTCAATGGTCGCACGTTTGGAGGTCGGTATTTTAAACCGCGAAGCGGCGGCTATTGAGGCTATTGAGTTACTGAGCGCCCATCTTTCGCCCGAGCAAAAAACCAAATTAGAAAACCTTAAAAATTCAATTGAAAATGAGTAACCCCTATTTAACCGAATTTATGCAACAAGTGGCCCAACAGTCGGCCGCGTGGGACAAATTACGCCTAGGACGTTTCACGGGCTCAGGAATTAGCGCCCTAATGACTGACCCCAAAACGAAAGCAGCAAAAGAAGCGGGCGAACTTTCAGAAACGGCCAAACGGTACATTTACGAAAAGGCTATGGAAACCGTCACAGGCCAAAGCGGTAACGAGGCAACTAGCCGCGCGATCGACTGGGGTAATGAGTGGGAAGAACACGCCTTACTCGAGCTAAAAAAAGCCCTAGCCAGCCCCGACGAATCGACGGAACTTAAACCCTCGTTTAAACTGTTTAATGATTATTTTGGATGTTCACCTGATGCCTTTATGATACACCCCGATTTCGGGGCCGTAGGTTGCGAAATTAAATGCCCGTGGAACTCAGTTAACCATTATTTACATAGCAGCGTGACCGATGGGGAACGCCTGAAAGCGGTTAACTCCGATTATTATTGGCAAATTCTCGGGAATTGCTTAACCTTTAACCTCCCCGCCTGGATCTTTGCTAGTTACGACCCGCGCCAACCTGAGCATCGTCGACTACATTACGCGGTAATAGAGCCCGAAATCGACGAACTAACCCTCCTATGTGAACGAATGGAGGCCGCGCACCGAATGAAGCTCGAAATATTAAACGAATGGAATAACCCCGTAAAATTAGCAATATGAAGTATTTAGAATTTTTAGAGTCTAAACGCCATAGCCAAAGCGACTACGGAATTGATCCCGTTTTCTATCCTGAGCGGCTTTTCGATTATCAACGCCACGTAGCCAACTATGCTATTAAAAAGGGGCGTTGTGCGGTTTTTTTAGACACAGGACTAGGTAAAACAATAATAGAGCTCACAATAGCGGTCAATTATTTACAAAGTACAAATAAGCCCGTTTTAATTATTACGCCCCTCGCGGTCGCTTTTCAATTTATCAAAGAGGCCGAGAAATTCGGTATTGATGATATTGAATACAGTAAAAACGGAAAGTTTAAAAGTAAAATAGTTATCTGCAACTATGAGCGCCTCGACCATTTTAACCCGTCCGATTTTGAATGCGTAATTTTAGATGAGTCTAGCATCCTGAAAAATTTTGACGGGGCTATTAAATCCAATATAACCTCGTTTCTTAAAAAAGTACGCTACCGATTTCTGTTTACCGCAACACCCAGCCCAAACGATTTTATAGAGTTGGGAACCTCATCGGAGGCGCTGGGGTATTTAGGTTATACCGATATGCTCACAAAGTTTTTTAAAAATAACGGCAACTCTATTGACATTAGGCACGCGGGCTCAGAGTGGTATTTAAAAGCTCATGCCGAGCGGGACTTTTGGCGCTGGGTTGCGAGTTGGTCGATATCAGTTAAAAAACCTTCTGATATTGGTTTTAGTGATGAGTTACACGTATTGCCCGAATTAATCGAGGTTGAAACGGTAGTAAATAATAAAAACCCGCTAGCAATTAATGGTCAGACCTCAATGTTTAATTTCCCCGCCGTTAACTTTTTTGAGATAAAAAGCGAGGTCCGCTCAACTATTAACGAGCGTTGCGAAATGGCGGCCCAGAAAGCAGCTAATAACGATACGTCGGTTTATTGGGTTAATCTAAATGATGAGGCCAAACTAATCGGCCAATTGGATAAAAGCGCCGTAGAGATTAGCGGGAATATGAGTATAGATAAAAAAGAAGATATACTCTTAAACTTTGCGAGCGGCGAAATAAAAAAGCTCATAACCAAAACATCTATTACCGCGTTTGGTCTGAATTGGCAACACTGTAACCATACGGTCTATTTCCCTACCTACTCATATGAACAGTATTATCAAGCTATTCGACGCTTTTGGCGATTTGGACAGACCAAACCCGTTTACGTGGATCTAATCTTGAGCGACGGCCAAACTCGAATAATGCAAAGTCTAAACATAAAAAAGGAAAAAGCGATCCGAATGTTTAAAGAGCTAACCTCCCAAACGAATAGCGACTTTAAAATTTCGACAAAAGAATTTAATAAACAAATAACCCTTCCAAACTTTTTAAAATGATTAAAGATCAATTAATTTCTGAAAACTTCGCTATATATAATAGCGATTGTATGTATGTTTTACCTAGTCTAAAAAACGATAGCATAGACCTCGCGGTTTATAGTCCCCCGTTTGCTGGGTTGTATAATTATAGTAGCTCCGAAAATGATTTTAGCAACTGTGAAAGCAAAGAGCAATTTCTAGAGCAATATGAATTTTTAGTAGCCGAAATGGCTCGCGTTACTAAGCCAGGAAGAATAAACGCCGTCCATTGTACCGACGTATTTGATAACCGTAGTTTTTTGTGGGACTTTCCCCACGAGATTATCAGAATTCACGAAAAGTACGGGTTTCATTATCGTAACCGTATAACCATTTGGAAAGAGCCTTTAAAGGTTCGAATGAGGACTATGGTTCAAAGTCTGATGCATAAATTTATAGTTGAGGATACGACGCGATGTTTTACCGCTATGCCCGACTATGTTTTGATTTTTACCAAAACAGGCGAAAACGAAACTCCCGTAACTCACCCTTTCGGATTAACCGAATATTTTGGGGCTACTCCTTTTCTAAAAGAGCACAAAGAAACCTATGGAAATTACGCGGATTTTAAAAAGAAATGGAAAAATTTCACGGGTGACCCTAGAGAAAATAAACTAAGCCACATTACATGGCAACGCTACGCCTCTAGCGTTTGGGACGACGTGCGAATAGATAACGTTTTACCTTTTAAAGATTCAAAAGAGGACGACGACGAAAAACACGTCCACCCATTACAACTAGACGTAATTGACAGAATAGTAGAACTATATTCCAACCCAGGCGAAACGGTTTTTACTCCATTTATGGGCGTAGGATCAGAGGTTTTTAGCCCCGTTTCGTTGGGCCGAAAAGGAATAGGAATAGAATTAAAAGACTCCTATTTTAAACAGGCTATTTTGAATATGAAGGAAGCCGAAAAGCGTTTTAATAAAGTCGAACAACTAACTATAATATAATGCTTAATAACTACGTCACAAAATCACTCGCCAAATTATTAGCCGAAAACGTCGAAGCGCGCGACGATATGATGCAATGTGTAAAGCATATTCACGACCTCGAAATGGGCGTTTTAGGAATCAGCCAAAACGATTATTATAACGCTTTTTTTGGCGGTAAACTATCGAGCGTAAAAACAATTGATCGTATATGGCGAAAGATTCAAGAAGACATTCCCGAACTCAGGGGCTCAGAGTGGGAAGCCCGACAGGCCCAAAGCGGCCGCGTTGAAATAACCGACCTCAGTTATCTTAAAAACCAATTAAACCTTTTTTAATATGAGCACGATTACGAATCGAATTGTAAAAATTCACCAAATTCTAGGAGAGGGCCACCCATTAACGGCCCCACAGTTAGCCGACATCTTAAACGAACCACTCGGAACGGTTAGCTCCTTTTGTTCGTTTATGTATCACACCCGAAACTTGAAGCGCAATGAAAAAAACTGTTATTTTTTGCCCGCGTTTACAAAAGCGCCCGTAGAAGTAGCCAAAGAAATTCAACGGTATTTGAAAAACAAACGTCAGGAAAAAGCAAAATTTAAAGCCGAAAAAGAACCTGTTTTAAAATTGAACTTTGAGCGTATGGATTCAGAGGCAATTGAGGCCGCGATTGAATTGTTAAAAAGTAGCGGGTATAAAATACTAAAGCCCACTACCGAGTTTAAGGAAATTTAGTAATATTGCCCCGACACTCAGTTATGAAAATCTTGAATACAGACCGCCGCCGCATTGCCAAAGCCTAATCGGGCGCTGGGTGTCCTTTGCGTGCGGTGGTCGTATTTATACTATGAGAACATATTGCGTTTTTTATCGCTCTTTTTACGAGGCTCTTTCCGAGCTTCCTGAAAAGAACCAACTCGAAATTTATCGAGCTATTTTTGAACTATCACTAAACGAAAATCGTATCGAATTAACAGGACTTTCGAAAACTATCTTCACTCTGATCGAACCTCAAGTATTGGCTAATTTACAACGTTTTAAGAACGGAAGTAAACCAAAAGAAAAGCGAAACGGAAGCGAAACAGAAGCAAAAAAAAAGCAAAAGTTAAGCGAATCAGAAGCTAATAAGAATAAGAATAAGAATGAAAATAAGAAAGAGAATGAGAATAAGAAAAAGAATTTAGAACCGCCAACACTTGAGGACGTGAAAACGTGGTTTATCGAGCAAGGATCAACCGCCGAGCAAGGGGCGAAAGCGTGGCAATACTACACCGACGGTAATTGGCACGATGCAAAAGGCCAACCCGTCAAAAATTGGCGGCAAAAAATGAGGGGCGGGCGGTGGCTGGAGGTGAAAGCCCAACACCCCCAAACCTCTGAATTAAAAACCTACAAACCATTAAACTCATATGAACCCGAACCAAATACCGAAATTAACGACTTTCTTACCACCGAGTGACGTAGAACTCGAGAGAATGGTATTAGGAGCCGTTTTACTCGATTTTAAGGCACTTTCTCGCGTTGAAGGTATATTGACCCACGAAAAGTTTTTTGATAGCCGTAATGAGGCCGTAATGCAATCAATACAGGAATTGAAAAACGAGAACGAACCCATCGACATTTTAACCGTTACCCAAACACTCAGAAAAAAACAAAGATTAACCACGGCGGGCGGGGCTCAATACGTAGCCTCACTCACTAACCGAGTCGCCTCAACTGCAAACCTTGAAACGTGGGCGCTTCATTTGACTGAAATGTATCTAAAAAGGGAAATAAGCAAACGCGCCGCCCTAATGGCTGAGCTGGCGTTAGCACCCGAAAACGACCCTTTCGACATTTACAATCAATTCTCAAGTGAACTAACCGACCTCATTCGCCAAAACCTCAAGGGTGAAGTGTCGCACGTGTCAAACATTACCCCCGAAACGTCGCATAACATCGAAATGAGGGAAAAAACGGGAATAAGTGGAATACCGACAGGAATTAAGGTAATAGACGGGGTAATAGGAGGCCACCAACCGAGCGACCTTATTTACATAGCCGCGCGCCCAGGAATGGGAAAAACGGCCTACGCCCTGAGCGTTATTCTAAACATAGCCCAAAAAGGGAAACCCGTCGCATTTTTCAGTCTCGAAATGTCCCGCGCCCAAATCGTTTATCGTTTGGCTTCAATGCTGAGCGGTATAAACGCCGAATTGCTGGCTAAACACCGATTAGACCGCGACTCAAAAATTAAGTATTACCAAACAGTTGACAGGCTAAACGCGCTCCCCATCTATATAGACGATAACGCGGCGCTGAGCGTTCACGAACTTAAAACGCGCGTCCGTACACTCAGGGAAAAATTTAAAATAGAGGCCGTATTTATTGATTACGTGCAATTGATAGCGGCGGCAAAGAATAAAACCGCCAACCGCGAGCAAGAAGTAAGCGCGATAAGTCGGGGGCTTAAATTGATAGCCAAAGAAAATAACATTCCTGTTATCGCTCTCGCCCAGCTCTCGCGATCACTTGAAACACGAGGCGATAAAAGGCCAATGCTTTCAGATTTGCGCGACTCGGGGAGCCTCGAGCAAGATGCCGACGTCGTTTGTTTTTTATACCGCGAAGATTATTATAACAAAGATTCAGGAACTAACAACGCCGAGTTTATAATCGCCAAACATCGAAACGGGAGAACGGGTTACGTCTCTGTTAATTTCACCCCCGAGACGATGCACTACACCGATATTCAAAATAAAGCAATAAACACTAGAGAAGAATGGGAACTTTAAAAACAGAAAATGAAAAACTCGCCGAGGCTTTTAAATATGGCTTTCAGGCGGCAATTGAATGTTTACAAGGAGCTAGAAAGGGACTGGATCCACTAGCCGAAATATTAGTTACTGATTACTTAAAAGAAAAGAAAAAAAATAAAGGAGGTAAAAAATGAAAATAGTTGAATCAATAAGTAGGCAATTGACGCCTGAGGAAAGTTCAAACGGGCCCGATTCCGAAACTATTGGCGTGCGATATAGATGCAAAGTAAAGGTTGAAGATGACCGAGAGTTGGTAACTGCACACTACGAAATATATAGATTACCGAATGAGATGCCACATCCAACATCAGAAGAATTTGCTGAATTTGTTTTATTTCGATTAACGCATGAAGATATAAAACCAACGCCTACCGAATGGCAAATGTATAAATCGGCGAACGCTTTAGATGAACTGATAATTTTAATACGCAATTCAAAAGGAGGTGACAAATGAAAGTTTATAAGAACCAAAAAGCGGGGAGTTATGACGTACTAACCGAGAAAAACTTACTTTTTCACGTGGAAAAGTGGGGCGTTTCGTTTGTTGGCCTCGTTAATAATAGCTGGCAACCGAACGGGCGATTACTGAAAAGAACACCGAACAAAATATATTTACGTCTCATTGATGAAATGGCGAAAAATGGGCGTAAATATCAATTTATTTTGAAGTATTATGAAACGTTGCAGAGTGTGTAAAGAGAAGTTCGTCCCGACTTATTCGAGCTTGCAAGCAACTTGCACTAAACCCACCTGTTTAATTGAATGGGGGCGAATGGTTGAGCGTAAAAAAGCGAAACGGGAAATTCGGCAAATGAGAGAGAACGTGAAAAGCGTCAGCCAATACCGCCGAGAATTGCAAAAAGTATTTAACGAATTTATTCGGCTCAGAGATAAAAACGAATCCTGTATAAGTTGCGGCCGACCGCTGGCGGGAAAATATGACGCGGGCCACTTTTACTCGGTGGGAAGTTACCCCAATTTAAGATTTAACGAGGACAACGTACACGGCCAATGTGTCGAATGTAACCAGCATAAGCACGGGAATTTGCTAGAATACGCCCCGCGACTTACTGAGCGAATAGGTTACGAACGTTCGTCTAAATTGATGGTAATTAGAAACGAGCCTTTGCGGCTGAGTCTAGATGAAATAAAGGAACTTACCGCGCACTATAAAAAGAAAGTAAACGAATGGAAAACGAGGAGCGAATAAAGGAATTAAAAAACGAGTTGTTTACACTAATGGCGCGGCGATCGTTACGCCCGTGTGTAAAAGAGAACGCGCAAATGTGGTCGATAATGGCTGAGCTATATAAACTCACAGGCGACAAACGATGGAAAATGAATAGTTAACAATTAAACCAATATAAAAATGAGCAATTTTGAGCAAAAAGAGGGACAGGGTTCCCTATTCAAAAACGAAAAGAAAACAGGAACTCAACCCGACTACCGAGGCTCGGTCAAATGGAGGGGCGAAACGCTTAATCTAGTCGGCTGGGTGAAAGAATCCAAAACGGGAAAAAAATTCTTGAGCCTAAAAATTGAGGCGATTGACTTAACCCCAAAAAAGGAAACCAATGAAGAGCCAGGAAACGACCTCCCTTTCTGAGTTAATCGAGCAACTCGATTCGATTATAAGTCAGTATCGCGAAAAAAACGTTCAAATGAGCGACGGGCTTAGAAATTATCTAAATGGTATTCGACAGGCCCGCCACCTAGCCCAAAACCTTTTAAATCGTGAGTTATGAACCCGAAACTACTTAACGAAACCCTCAAGATTATGCTAGAAATTGAGGCTCTCAGAAAGGAACGGGTGGAATTACTCGGGAGCGAAAAACGAAACGCCAACGGGCGAAGGGCTACCGTGAAGGCTCGATTATCAAAAGTCAATAAACGACTTTATGAGCTGACAGGAAAAGAAATTTATAACTTTTAAAAGGCCCGAAAGGGCTTTTTTCATTTATTATAACCCCTTTTGGCCCACTTAAAAGGGTCGGCGGTGTAGATGTTAGCCTCAGGGCAACCGCGGTCACGTAAATACAAAGGAACCCAAAACGAGGGACAGGCTTTATTGTCGAATTGATTGTGACCAGCTATCAAAACGTCGGGCGCGTAGTTCAAAACCTCGACGATAATATCTTGTAACGCGGCATCCTGAGCCTCGGTTAACGTGTTTAAACCTTTCTTTGTTTTACTACTCACCCCACCGACATAGCAAACGTGACGGGCTACCGAATTAATCGAGGCAACCCCCCACGTAATTTCCTTTTCATCAATAAACAGGTCGTTATCGTGCTCAACGAATTTGTGGCGCGTTCCGTCTAGTAAAATCAAATCGGAATAACCAACCCGCGACCAGCCTCGGCCCTTAGGACGTGGCAACGTGTGAAAATCTTTGATTCTCTGAGCGGGCACGTCAACGCCCTCATAAGTGGCCGTGCAATGAATAATAAGATATTTAAACTTTTTTGCCATAATGGCTCCGAATAGTTTCGTCTTTAACTCGAGAGCCCCGAGAGCTTCCCACGTAATAAGCAAAAATTGAGGTTCCTATCGATAAAACACTCCCAAACGTCATATCTGCTAACCTTTGATTTTCGACGGGAATCACTATAAAAATTAGACTCAAAACTACGCCAACCGTCAACGCCAAACCGACGATCACAACGGCCCCGAAAAGCCAGTCTCTTTTCCCTGTGGTTTGCAGAAACAAACCTTCCCGCTCCCGTGCGCTTTTCCTGTCCTCAACCTCTGAGCGGAAAAAATCCAAATCGGTTTGCAAGTCTAGCCGCGTCATTTCAAGTTCAAAATTTAAACGCGCCTTTTCAAACTCTAGAGAAAGCTGGGTATGTTCTTCGCTTTTATGCTTTTGGCCGTTAATCCACGCGCCAACCATTTCGAGCGCTTGAATTCCTGTAATATCGCCCGCAATTTCGAGAATATCGCCCGCGACGGGTTTCACCTTATCTTTTAAAAAGGCGTTGAATTTTGAGCCTTTTAAGCGCTCAGAAATAGGCGGGCGTTTATTCTTTGCGTCCATTACTTTTTCGGCATAAAAAACGAGAGTATTCCCGTAAATATTTTTTGATAGTTACTCATTACGTAAATGAAAATCTTTTCACCTAGTAGTGTAGCCATTGGGACGGCCCACGTCGACTCTGTTTCGTGCCCGTGCGTTTGGCAATAAATAGCCGTTTGATAACCGCAAAAAATGGAGAGGCCTATAACGGCGATCCATTGTAAAACTGTGAGAGCTCTTTTCATATAAATTTCGTAACTAATTTTTCCGAGAAGTCCGATAATGACACCCATTACCCAGCTATTCACATCGCTAATAATATCGGAAATGTAAGTAAAAAAACTCATTTTGTTTTTTTGGTTTTTGAAAGTAACTGTTTTTCGTATTTTTTAAGCGCTTCGAGTTGAGAGCGTTTTTTTTCGTTTAGTTTTTTCATGGTATTTGGCTAATTCTTCTGTCGCCATAAGTACGGCTCGAAGCCGTATTTCCCGAACTGAATAAATAAGTATTTGAGCCCTTTTTGATACCAATGGGGCAACGCTGAGGCCAAACGTTATTCGAATATTCAGGAAATAAAAACGAGTTAGCACACAAATAATCGACCATTAATGAGGTGTAGTGTTCGGCGTTCATTTGCCACCTGTTTAGCTGGTCTTTAAAAACCACATCGGGCACGGGTTGAGAGTCCTCCGATGTTCTTTGGACCATTGTAGCGTTATCAATTTTATAAGTCAAAGCGGGGGCCGCCTCAACCATTGACCACCATAACACCACGCGCCGCGCGTAATCGTCGACTAGTGTTAAATAATCGCCCGACAGGGTATTATTGGCCACGTCGTTTTTAATCTTTTCGTAAAGATTCGTTCCGAGATATGGCGCGAGGAATTTATCCTGAGCCAAATAAATCGACGGGTAAAGTAAATTTGGATCGACCGCCCCGTTGACGTTTGTATATTTTTTAATATATACGTCACTTATTAAAAGTATTTCAGCCATTATCTTCTATAGTTTTTACCGTTAACGCCGTAAACTGGATTCGTAGCGAGAAACCCGTTAAAATCTTGATCCACGGGCAAAAGACTAACTCGAATATCGTTCCGAACAGTATAACCCATTTTTTCGGCTCTTCTCACCGCGATTTGTTGCGCGTCATTAGCCAACGGATTAATTCCTTTCGCATTTATATAAACCTCTTTTTGCCAAAAGTGGTGACAATTGCCGCCGCCTTTATAAAACCAAATATTGTAATAATCCGTTCCATTGGGCCCCCATCCTCTGTTGACGGGTTTATCTTCCATTGCCTCAATATCCTCTTTTCGATATAATTTGTCAGCCGACAACATCTTTTTACAGAATTCGCGATTACTCGAGGCGCGGCCTTTATATCTGTAACGAGTCATAAATGTAACGCCCGCGTAGTTCGTTGAATCTTGATCGCTCGGCGCCATTGGTTTGGCGCTTCCCGTGCTCGCTAGTTCGTGAGCCTCTATTTTTACGAGTTCTTCGTTTTCTAAATCGTCGTTTTCGTAGTCGACCTCGTAACTATCTATTAAAATATACCCCTCGGGCGCGTCGGTTCCTAGCGCTATTAATTCCTCGGCTATTTCAGAGCTCAAATTTTCGTTATGCGATTCGCAGTCACAGAATTTTTTTTTTTCGTCCTCAGCCATAACGGGAGCGGCTGGGGGTGGTGTGCTATCCACTTTTACAGGTGGGGTAAGCATTAACGGTGAATTTGGAATTACTGTTATTGTTAGCCCCTCCATTTCGTAACTCAAAATTTCCTCGAGTCCCGTCGCTAGTTTGCGCTGAGCGGGTTCGACCACTTGGTTTGTAAATATTTCCAAACCGACCGCCATTTCGTCTTTATTAGAACCAAAACCGCCGCCGACGTCACGAATACCAAATAACAAAGGAGTCACCACGCGGTGAGCTACCATTATAAGCGAAGTCGATTCTTTGGACAAAAATTCATATTGTTTATCTGCATCCGAAAGCGGAAAAGTAGTTATCTCAGGTTTCGGCGTATCGCGCTCGTTGAAAGTCATTATAAACTTTCCCGCGTTTCTTGCGCCCGTTAACTCGCGTTCCCAATCTCTTTTTATGTCTCGCTGAGCCTCGGGGTCGGGCGCGCCCTGAAACAAACTAACTATCATTGACGGGCTCAAACCGTTCATAATATTATTCACGTGATAAACCGAAATTTCACGCGCCAACTCAATAGAATTAATAGCCGAATAATAGTCAGGTCGGGGGTAAATATTAGCCCCGCAATACGCGAACTTATAATAAACCTGTCGCGGCTCCTCGGTATTATTTGCGGGGTTATAAACGGGGAGAAATTCGGGCTTATTTCTTTTTTTTCTAGTATTGGCCCAGTCGTTTGAATGATAAACGCCGTTAATCTCCTCCTCCTCGCCTGTTATCGCTATTCGACACTCTTCAAAAGGTAGGTGTCTAATTTTGGCCACGCTTTGCCTATCGACTGAATAAATAACCTCGATGTAATACCCCCCGAATTTTTTATAGTCATGAGCGCAACCATAAAAAACGTCGTAAGCGCCGAGGGCCTCCAAACGTTTATTATAAACGCCAGCCTCAAGACCTTTGCCCGCGAACATATCGCCAATAGAAACGCATAGAGAACCGTGAACGGCGCCCGTGGCCGCGAGCTCATTTAAGTACTGGGGGAAAAGATTATCGACGCCGTAATTAACCCAGCCTCCACGGTCGGTTTTTTCGGCTGAGCTCTTAACGGTATAATCCGCTAGGGCTAATCTTTTGACGTTATGGGTTTCCATTGTAAATAATATCGTCGTTAATGGTTATGGTAGGGACGTCGTAATAAATCGTCGAGCTATTTAAATCGAGCCAACCGATTCGGCAAAGACCAACAACGGCCGCGTTATTCGGGTCTAAATTTACGGCCGAATTTTGCCCGTAAACCTCGAAACGATAGCGGCCAGGCAAAGTTAAACCGACCGTTGTAACAGTTAATTGCGTTATTCTTTGATTCTCTAAAACAATAGTCGGGACTTGAGCCAATTCCTCGCCCACGGTTGAGTTTTCCTCGTGGATAAGAATCAGTAAATAATGAGTAAACGCCACGGCGAAATATTGCCGCGATTCGTTTAAACTTAAATAGAGCGTTTGGCTCGACTGATTTGTGTTTAAATAATTCATTTGTTTATTAAAAAGGGCGGGCAATAAGACCCGCCCCGTTTAAAAGTATAACCCAATAACCATCAATAAGCTGGATCGACTGTAATAGTCGCGAAATTATCAAAAGGGTCAGCTGTATAAGCCTCCAAAAAGTCGGGCTGTCCTGGCTCTTGAGCGTTAACCGTAATTTGGTATCCGTTCAAATCGCCTTTCGCCTTTCCTGACTGATAAGAACCCGTAGTTAAAAAGGCTCCGTCGGTACGGCCAACCATTAAAATTTGATCGTCATACAAACGAACGAAAACGGCCAATTTCGCTTTACTCATATTCTCAAGCTCTTTCTTTTTATCGTTTGAAAGTTTGCCGAGAGTAAGTTCGACCGTTTGATCGTAATAAAGCGTTCCGTTTTCTAGGTTAGCCGTTGGAACGACAGTAAGGCCGCCCGTGTTGCGGTTCGGTTGGTAGCGGAAAATTGTCGCAGTCGGTAAGCCGTCAATGATACCGTTAGCATCGAGTGTTATTCCGCTTTGAAAGTCTTCCCAATTGCAGAAAAACACCTCTTTAACGCCGCCGACGCCCTCGTTACATTCGAGCAAAAAACCTGAAGTTAATAAACAAGGCATAATTTTATATTTTAAATGGGGGCTTTTACACCCCCGTTATTATTAGAAATTTGCACCGTAGGTTGCAATGTCGCCACCGATACCGTACTGAGCACCTGCGAAGAACTTCGCAGAGAAACGAACGTTATCTTCGGCAAATTGGCCCATATCTACTAATTGGATATTGTTCCAGTCAGCGAGGACGTTTGTACCGAACCACAAATTCGACTTTTGAGCCATTAACATATGATTGTTTGGAAGACCGCCACAAACCGCGATTTGGTAACCGAGGTAGGATTTAGGCATTTCAGGGCCTCCGAAAGTATACCAACCATTTCCCGCCGCCGCGTTCACAACCATAAAGGCTTCCCATACGTTTTGTGCGATGAAAATAGTCGGCTTCTCAGTTGCGCGCTTAACCGCAATCGGACAATGAGCCACGAGGCGTTGAATTTGGGCCACTACGTTTGTAGAGTCGATAGTTAGGGGAGTAGATACGTTAACAGTATCGCCGCCCGCGGCCATCAATGTAATGAGTCCGTCGTATTCGGTTCCAGGGTTCGCCGTAGCGTCACCGTTCCAAATCAAATCCTCGTTTTTTGCCGCGATACCCTCGAGCATATTAGCGATAAGCGTCTCGGCCAATGCTGGCTCAACCTCGCCGCGCTGAAAATCGCCCGCCGCCCAGTCAGTCAAAAAATCATTTTTGCAAATGTTTCTCTGAACTTGGAATTTCGATAGGGTCAAAACGCGCTGAGTAATTG